CCATCTTCATCGAAATATTTTTCATCAAAATAATCATCTATTGTTTCACCGGCTTTGTCATTATTTTTTTTATTAAAAGCCTTTCTTAATTCTGAATAACTTTTAGAAAGTGCTTCAATATTCACCTCTCCTTTTTTAGAATCCCAGAAATTTTCAGGAACATAATCCGGTCGAACAGGAACATCTACCGGTGGGCTACCATCTGGTGGAGTGTTTGAAATATTTTCATTGGTATTAGAATCATTTGTATCAACATTATTTGTATCAGAATCATTTACACCAGAAACATCATCATTATTACTTTCAGATTCATTCATAGATTCATCTGTTTTGGCATTAACCAACAATCCTTCTTGTTCATCAGCCATTACGGTTCTCCTTATAATGATTTATTAATTGTTTAATATATCTGATTACCTGGTTGTTTCCTTCACGCATAAACACAAACTCAGCCGGATTTACGGAAGTCTGAGCGTCCATCATTGGGGACCCGGATAATACAGACTGACTCGCTACATTGTCAAAATAAACAAGGATTTTTTTACCTGATTCCGTATTGAATGTATGATACATATATTCAGCCAATTTATCAAAATCTAAATCCTTTATATCCATCCTCTTCCTCCAACTGTTTGCGTTTAATCTTTGCGTCTTTTAAACGCTTGAATACACCATAGTATTTAGTGCGATAGTTCACACGCCACATTTTTAATATTTTGTCCCAGGTTATACCCGGGACTCCAGATATGTTGTTCTTATGCAGAACAGTATTTAACATATTCTCAGCATTAGAAGCTTTCCTTAGATTCTCCCATCTATTATCAGTTCTAATCCTATTGATATGGTCGACTTGGTTCTCAGGCCAGCTTCCGGTTACATACAGAAAAGCTAATCTGTGAGCAGCGTAGCTCTTACCATTTAGTTTTATTTTCACATAACCAAGATTATTTACTGAACCAGCAATCTTGTTACGCATACTATTTCTCCTACATGAATCATTCCATATAAACAGCCCTGAATCAGGATGGTACTTTAGTACCTCCCTCAGTTGTTCCTTGGTTATCACTCATACCTCCTTGAACGGCCTGCATGGCTGCATTAACCACTTGTGCCCGTTCGTCTTGTGTTCTTATTAAGTTAGCATCAATGCCCATCAGAGCACCAAGCTTGTCAACCATATCTTCAACCCGTGCTGTAGCCTGAAAAACTTCTAATCCAGTTAATGCCATAGAAGTCTGTGCCCAATTAACAATAGTTTCGACTTCTTTAAGATTCTGAGCTTGAGCCAATGCTCCCGTAATTTGAACTTTAATAGTATTGCCATCTATCTTTAATTTTTCAATAATACCTTTTTTATAAAGAATATCCAGTATTCTATTGTATAATGGAATAATAAGCTCTTGATGCATACGGCCAAAAGGAGCACCGATAGCCTCCTGAAGTTCTTGTTGTCTTACAATCCATTCTGTAGCAGATCTGACGGCTCCTGTATCAGGAATTGATCGATCAAACATCGCATCCTTAATTGATTGTCTCATATCCTCTGCGATAATTTGTGCATATTGCAAATCGCCTCCTACCGGCAAAGGAACCAAATCAGCCCCCATACCACCACCCGTGCTTTGTACAGGTATGACGGCTCCAGGTCTAATCTTTATTGAATTCGGGTTAAAGATACCATTATTTCTTGCTAACCAAACTCCTGAAATAGCCAAAGAAGCATTTTGTAACTCTATTTTTTTAGCCATATTTAAAGTTTTTGCATCGGGCAAAGCATTTAAAACAGGCCCTCTTCCAAAAGTTTCGCCTGAAACTTTCATCCATCTTGATATTATCCACGGATTAGTCGAATATTCTCTTTTTACCAATTGATATGGTTCATTGTTTTTATCTGTTAATTTTTCTATTAAAACAGAATATTGCCATTTATCAGAATCTTGTGTTCTATAAGTAACTTCATGGATAGTTACTTCTTTTCCTCCGTCTTCGTCCATTAATTTTTTTAATTCTGGAGACTTTTTTAAATCAGGCCACATCCGTTCAAGAACACGTAATGGTTTTTTATATTTTCTAAATACAGCCCCAATGGTATTGTCTGGGCCTTCTTCAAGTGCAATTTCAGAAATTGGAACAGGAATAAATTTAAATAAATTATCAGAGCTATTCTCTTCTAATACTAATAAAGCTCCAGTACCGATACAAAGATCAAGCCAAAATTCACCGATAGCAGTGTCAAAATTACTTGAACCAATAGCAGCAAATACAGCTTTGTTTATTTGTTGTAATTTTCGTAATGTTTCTTCTCGATCTTGGAATATAAATGGGCCAGGTGTCATTGTTGCCCATTCTGTAAATGGCGGAGTGATTGTAGATTGTAGGGTAGATGCTAATTTGGCGGTTGATTGTTGCAATGTAGAATCATAAACACCAATATTTTTTTCTTGACCGGGTGTTTTCTCAAACATCGTGTTCCTGTTTGGAATAGCTAATGAATACGCATCATCATACAAACTATCCCATAAACTTTTTTTATCCCAAGCCTTTTTAATTCTTTTTAATAAATTTGCAATATCCATTATTTATTGCCCTAATTTTGTTTTTTTAGCTGTACTGGCGGCTTTCCCTTCTACGGCACTAAATATTGTTTTTGAAGAACCAGAAGAAAGTCTTCTTCGTGCTGCAATTTCTTGAGCAAGTTGCAATTCTTTTTTTCTGGCCTTTTCTTCTTGGGCTTCTAATGCCGAAGTATCTGGCTTTTTACCTTTAAAAATATCTACTATTGCTCCCATATTATTTTTCCCCCATTTCTAATTAAATATTTTTTAAGCTGTAAAGGAGTCTGAATAAAAATATTTTTCAAACCAATTAATTTTTTTATTATTGTAACACATGTAATCGGTTCTATATTTTGTTTCTTATAAGGATTTATTAATATATTATATTCAACAATACAAGTTAAATTATCAACCAATGACGGCAAATCTTCAATATCAATGCATGATATTTCTATATTAATAGAATTATATAGATTTTCCAATACTACAAAAATTTCTTTCCCATCAAATAAATTAAAAACCTGAATAATAAAACAATGCTTATAATTAATATTTAAAAATTTATTCCACCATTTTTTTTGATTGTCTGGAATATTTTTGTCATTAAGAAATATTATATAAAATTTCACAATACCTCCCAGTTATTATCTAAAATAGTAAAATCTAATTGATTTGTTTTATTATAAGAAAGAGCACCATGTTCCCCACCACCAGATAACATATATCCTAAAGCGTCCGCCACATCTGACCAAGGATGATCCTTGCTTGGTTTATCGTCATATCTATCTTCTCCCGGGACATTTAATCTTTTATAACACCATTTTTCAGAAAGAGCTTCGATTAAAATCTTACAATTAGGGCTAAACAATATTCCAGGTTTTCCATTTGAAAAACGTAACATAGGCGTTTTGATACATTCTATTCTTATATCAATCTCGTTAGATGGAGCAGGATTAGCATATAATCCTTGTGTTCTCATATGATCAAAATAAGTCTTCATGGATATACCATCTTTTTGTAATCCAGCAGGATCTCCCCATACTCTTAAATCTTCTACTCCCAAAAAATTTTCTTTGATGGTTAACAAAACTTGATTGACAAATTGTACCAAACCCATATTAGGACATACACATTCTTTTAATATATGCCATCTTCCATTAATAATATCTAATTGTCCGAATACGGCAGCAGGATTTAACGTTCCCGCACCAAAATCTATTCCACAATGAAGAGGTAATAATTCGTTATATTCAATAGATTCACTCACCATTGTATGAGCATTAAATTCTGGTATTACTGCATGATCAGATGTTAATGAACCATTTTTGCCTTGGACATATATTTGAATATATGATTTGTCCTTACCTTTAATTAAATTTGGATAATAACCACCAGCTCTTAATCTTGCTTGCTCAAGATATTTTGGATCTTTTCTTAATTCTTCTTTATAGTTGGGATCTAATGAATGATTAATAGGTAAATATGGAAGATTTTCTGCCTTCGGATTTACTGCCCATATAGAACCACCACCAGTATGAATATATTCTTTTTTATTTTCGGGTATAATATATTCATATTCATTCTCTATTGATTTCCATCCATTTTTAACTTTTTCCATTTCAAATACCGCCGGCGGTTGTCTAAAATATTTCCACCCGGTAGGCATATCTTTTTCTAAAGCATCCATCCAATGCCCAGCTGAATATGGGTTAGTATCAGCTATGATGCCATACCAAGTTGGCATGATCCCACCCTGTTTCATGGATGGATAACGACCAACCCTTGCTGTGGCTTGATCTATAATATCTTTTCTAATCTCTTTACATTCATTAAAAGCTATTAATGTTCCTTCGTAAGATAAAAGTTTTCCAGCATCTTTAATAGTATCAAGTCCCATAAATTCTATTAAAAAATCTATGCCAGGATGTTTCTTGGTTGGTTTCCTTTTGAAATGATGAAAAGGTGGGTTGTTTCTCCATTTTCCAATATTGGGTGGATATAATGAATTCCAAGTTTTAATGGTCGTTTTTTTAAGGTCTGGCATCGTATTTCTTACAACCAAAGCTTTAAAATATATTGTATTATCTACTGGCGAAGGCTCTTGCATTAAAGCTCGTCTCATTATTTCACCACAAATAACTCCTGTGGATTTACCAGAGCCTACAGGGCCAATAACTATTCTTACGAAACTATCATCATTCATAAAATCCCATATTGTTTTATGATAAGAAAGATCCAGTTTTGTCATATTCCTTTTCATTATTTTAACTTATCTTTCATCTGTTTAAGAGTTAAGATATAAGTTTTTGCTATTTTATATTTTTCTTTTTTGGTTAACAATTCCCAGGGTAGACCTACTAATATCCCTGAAAATCCTCCAAGATAATTATAATGAAGAGGATTTGTTGCATTTAATGCTTCTTGCTGATCTCTTCTTTCATCTGAAAAAGTTCTATTTCTCATTAATTCTTTTCCATGATTTTCCCACCATTTTTCTGCATCATCTAAAATATGACCCACTTCCATGTCCCATATTTTATAATTATTTTTTTCATTTATCATTTTCTTTTATTTCCTTTGGGGGAGTAATAATTAAACCACCATAGACATTTTCACCATTTGTTGTTATATCGATATTTTGAATTGAATATTTTTTAGGATCAATCCATTGCATAAGTTTTGTTCTTGCAGCTATTTTCAATTTATCTCTTTGTACTGCAGTGTTATTTCCACATTGTTTTCCTGTTTCTGGATCTATTAATATATCTCTGCTTTCATCATTCGAAATTTCTAAAATTTCATCCATATATAATTCTGCTTTAAATCTTAATGCTTCTTCATATAAATTATTAAATTCTTCATCTTTTTTTCTCCAAAGATAAATAGCTTGTCTAGTAACTCCTAATTTCCGTGCAACTTCTGTAATAGTATTTCCTTCCATTATCAATTTACATATTCTTTTAATAGTATCTTTATTATATTCTTTTGGTCTTCCTCTTTCTTTTTTTTGAGCCATATTAATTTCCTTCAATTTCTTTTAAATAATTTTTCATATAATTTTTAATTTTTTCTTCCATTTGATAAAAATATCTTCCATGTTTTTGATTATATTGTATTAAACTATTTTGATTTTTTTTATAAATACATACATGTGCTAATTCATGAAAAAGTATTTCTAAATTAGTATATTCATTATTTTTATAAATTTCTATTCTATGTCTATTTTTGTCATTATTAGTAAAAGTTCTTCCATATAAATCTGAATGTTCTTCTTTTAACCAAACTTCTGTATAATCTATTATATCAAAATTTTCTAAATAATTACAAAAATCATTCAGTACATCTTCAGAATAATTATTTTTAATAATTTTCATAATATAACCTTTATTATTTATATTTATAATCTGAAGTTATAAAGCCTATTGAAGATGTTTCTGTGATTTCATTATCTATCCTATCATCAATATTTTTATCTTTTACATAGGATGAAATTTCAGTTAAATCATTAGAATGGCATACAATAAAAAATCCAGGTTTATGTTTTTCTTTTAAACAAACAACTGGTGTTTTTTTTTCCATTTGTGCTTTTTTTAAAATACTTCTCCAAAGAGCTACGGCAGAATGAGTTTTTCTATATTTTACTTCTATAAAAAGATTTTTATGTAGAGTATCTGATCTTGTATGTTTAGAATTTCCACCAGATAAGGGAGTTCTTTCTGTATTAAAAAATTGTGCTATTTTACTTTCAATGTTTTTCCAAGTATTTTTCATAATTATTATTTCCTAAAACTTTTAATATTCAAATTAATATTAAATCCGCTATTTTCTTTTAATCTGTCCATTATCCTTTCATCAATAAATCCATCTTTAATTGGCGATATTGAATTGCTTATTAATATAGTAGATTTTATTTTTGAATATCTACTATTTATTATTTGATATAATAATATTCTTTCATCATTAGAACCATGCTGTATGCCTATTTCATCAATAATTAATAAATCTGGATAAGTAAATTCATTAATTCTTTTTTGAATATCTATATCTTTATGCAGATATGATTTTCTAAGATATTGTAATAATTCCCATGCTAGAATATATTTTGATGTATATCCTTGTTTGATAATTTCAGATATCACAATACACGCCAACATAGTTTTACCAGTTCCTGGATTACCAGATAAAAATCCAGACACACCTTTTTTTGACAATACATCAAATTTTTCTACATATGTTCTTAAAATTTTTACAGGCTTTACTATTTCTTTATTAATTTTAATAGAATCAAAATTTAAATTTTGAAAGCGTTTTGGAATATCAGCCGCTATTAAATTTTCATGAACTTTAAACCAATATTCTTCTTCATTAGTTGGAAGTTTTTTATTTTGATTAATCGATTTTGTTTTCTGTGAATATTTTATTTTTTTCATAATAATGCATCTCTATCTATATATTGGACAGCGTATTTATTTTGTATGACAGCAGCTAAGCATATCTTTGGTGTCTGTTCTTTTACATATTTAAGAGCAAATCCGTCTTGTTTGACAGCAGCCATACAAATCTCTGGTGTCTGTTCTTTTACATATTGAAGAGCAAATCCATTTCGTTTGACAGCAGCTAAACATATTTCTGATGTCTGTTCTTTTACATATTTAAAAGCAAATCCATTTCGTTTGACAGCAGCTAAGCATATCTTTGGTGTTTGTTCTTTTACAAATTGAAGAGCAAATCCATTTTGTTTAACAGCAGCCATACAAATTTCTGGTGTTTGATTTTTTACATATTCAAGTTCCAATCCATTTTGTTTAACAGCTGCTAAATCTTGTGTATATTTTATTTTTTTCATAATAATGCCTCTCTATCTATATATTGTACAGCGTATTTATTTTGTATAACAGCTTCTAAGCATATCTCTGG